AATATTGGTAATATCACTTGAAAATATTACCTATTTCATTTGGTAATATTACCAATGTTCCATATATTTGCAACGTAATAAAAACAGTTACACGAAAAGAATATAAAACTAAATACATTCAGATATGACACAGAAAGAATTTGAAGAAAGAACGGGTTTAAAACTATCGGCAGATGGTTATACGGAAGTAGAAGAGTGCTACATGAATACAGACCTTGATAAAGACGCTTTTTGTAAGTTGTGGATGGAGAACCCAACAGCCCTAAAAGAGATAGAGCGAAAGACGGTATTAGTACGTGAACTTTACGAAGAAAGAAAGTGCCTTACAAACCTTCTGATAGATCAAGCTGAAAAGTGGAGCGCATCAGATTTGAGAGAAAAGGCAATCGCCATGATCGGGGAAAAAGAGTATCTAAAAAGAAAGATCGCCAAAGGGTACAACCTTTGGGATGCTGATAAAAAACTGTTAGACGAAATTTTAAGAAAGTAATAATCAGTAGAGAGAAAGCCCTGTATAACATAAGATTATGAGAAAGTACAACAATGTTACAGTTAATTGTAAGAGAATAGCCGTCAATCCTTGCGCATTGGATGAATACGAAGTAACAATAAAGTCCAATGATTTAGAGCACGTGATATATACCTATAGTGGCTTATTTGAAAGCGATGAAGCCATTTGTGATAGAGTTTATCAACAGTGGTTGAAAGAACAAGTATAATAATCAGGTAGCCTTCGGACTACCACAATGCAACACCGTATGAAGAGATATTATTTACAAGGCAAGGAGATTAGCGAAAAACAAGCTAAAGCTATTGAAGCAAAAAACAAAGAATATATAAACAGCAATGATATTTCGCTTTGGGCTAAATGTAGTTATCAATAAATAATAACCAGTGGAGCTAAAGCCCCACATAATGCAACATCGAATATGGGAAACTTAATCAACATCAGAGTTTTACAGCATGATACAAACGATCAGATCCGTATCGGCATGGCTTATCCTATTATTGATCTGGATAAAGCAGAAAAGGGCATAGTAGATAATTATGAGAAGAAAACCGCTTGGTGTGGTGGTTTTAAAGCTGCTTGTGAGAAATATTACCAACGTATTGCTATTGTTCGTGCGGACACGCTGGAAGTGATACGCCCAATTTACCCCAATAAATAATTATAGCCCTATGAATGAATACACATATATAATTTTCGATCACAAGGGAAAACGCTTGGGCAAAATTGAATTTGGGAAACGAATAAGTGTACCATCAGCCAGCGAGATTGAAGAAGCCATAAAAGACGGTTTCCCCAATGGAGCGACTTATAAATTAATCGTGCCTATAAACGTATGTATAAGCCAATAGAGATATGAAAAGCAATGTTTTGAGGTTTGATTACTGGTTTTCTTTCAATTATAAACGGTTGCGAAGTATCTTAGGATGGCAGCTAAATGAGGACGTTTTTCACGATACTTATTTGCTTCTGAGAAAGGATCTGCTATTTATAGACTTGCCAATAATAGACTTTGAGCCTTTATTTTGGGGAATTTATAAAAGAGCCAGGCTTCGGAACATAGCTAAAGAAAACCGATACTACAGACCTAATGAGATATTTTTCCAGTTAATAAGTATGGAAGAAGGTTTATCGGTTGAGGAGCTTGTAGAGCCGGATAAACTTGCAAAAGATATTCTTTCCTTCATTAAGCATAAATACCCGAAAAATGATTATAGGCTATTTAAGTTAAAAGTTTATGATACCGGGTGCTCTTATAAGGATCTTTCAGATTATACGGGTGTTTCAGTAAGCACCATATACCATAAAATCAATTCAATAAATAATGCTATCCGAAGTAATATAAGTTTTGTAAACCGATATTCATGTATAGCAATCGTATAATATTAAAATTTACCAATTATGAAACTTGTAATATACAATAAACAAAACAGCCAGCCAGTAGGACAACGCAACGGAGAAAGGACTTTGAGATTTAATCGTGAAAATGGTATGATCTACATTTCTAAGTCTTTTGCTGCTGAATTAGGCATTAAGGATATAGATAAAGTTCAGTTTGCCAATGATGAAGAAAATACAAAGGACTGGTTTATTTGCAAAACTGATAGCGAACAAGGTTTTTCTATCAAGTACGACAAAGGCGGTATTCGCTTTATGAATAAGTTCCTAAGTAATAAGATACTTGATTGTGCAAAAGTAAAGGATAACGCTTCTTTCCTTATGGAGAAGGAGCCTATTACAGTTGATGGTACTAAGTATTTTAAGATAATGCTTTCTTCTCCCATAATTGTAAAGCGTTCACCGAGTAAAAAGGCAACTATAGATAAACGCTAAATAGAAAAGGTATGAATACATTTTACATGGTATTTGTGGAAGGGTGTGCTACCCCAGCTTGCAAACATGATAGCTTGGATAGTGCGGAAAAAGAAGCGAAAAGGCTTGCAACTCTTTTAAAAAAGAAAGCATACGTTTTGTGTACTATAAAATCAGTTGAAGATACTCAATACAAAATTGAGGATTGCAGACCTGGTGAAAGTGATTTACCATTTTAATTTATATGGAAATGCAAAAACATAAATTCCCCTATAATTGGAGGCTTTCAGAAGCCAAATTCACGAAAGATAAAGGCAAAGTGTTTTCTTGCTTTGCGTGTGGTGGTGGCTCTACAATGGGGTACAAGTTAGCCGGATTTGATGTAATTGGCTGCAATGAGATAGACGCAAAGGTTAATCGGTGTTATGTGGCTAACCACTCACCCCAATATAATTTTTTGGAAGATATACGAACATTGAGAGAGAGAGAGAGAGAGAGAGAGAGCTACCGCCCGATCTTTACAATTTGGATATTTTGGACGGTTCTCCCCCATGCTCCACCTTCTCCATTGCCGGAAATCGTGAAAAGGATTGGGGTAAAGAAAAGAAATTCAGAGAGGGGCAATCTGCACAAGTTCTTGATACGCTTTTCTTTGATTTCATAGCTTTAGCAAGGGTATTACAACCAAAAGTTGTAGTAGCCGAAAATGTGAAAGGTTTACTTATGGGAAGTGCAATAGACTATGTTAGGCGCATATATAAAGATTTTGATAACGCTGGCTATTATTGTCAGCATTTCCTTCTTGATGCGTCAAAAATGGGTGTTCCTCAGAAAAGAGAACGGATCTTCTTTATTTGCATTAGACATGATTTAGGGATCAATTTTTTGAAGGTATCTAATCTGTTTAACGTAGAGCCATATATAAACATGGAGTTTAACGAGGATCCTATAGTATATGGTGCTTTTGCGGATTATAAAGGAAGAGCCTATGAAGGCAGAATGAGAGAACTTTTTGAACTCAGGGAACAAGGGGATATAGCACTATCAGAAGCCTATAAAAAACTCACTGGTAAACGTGGCTTTTTTAATCAGCAGTTCTGTTATGAAGATAGAGTTTGTTATACATTGTCTGCACACCTGGATTCATTGATACCATTTAAGCAGCCCGTCTATCTATCCACTTCTGAGGTATGTAATATATCCACGTTCCCACAAGATTATAATTTTTGTGGTTTATCGCCACACTACATTTGTGGTATGAGTGTTCCACCCGTAATGATGGCTCAGATAGCCACACGTATTTATGAACAATGGTTGTCGAAATTATGAAAGGAATAACTAAAGCAGCAAAGCAAGCCAACGGACGAAGCCAGGCTTGCGCTACGTGTCCTCTAAATCGAAGTAGAGGCGTTTGTTTACCCGAAATACAAAGGGTTTGCTCAGATGCGTTTGTAGAAGGATTTAAAAAAGGTGTAAAATGGCTGCAAAAGCAGCAAGAAAAGAATAACTAAAAAGGAAATACGATTTATTTGTTATACTTAATAAAATAAACTATTTTTGTATTATGAGAACTGACAAAGAGATTATAGAAACAATCACTAAACTCGAAAGCAAGTTAGCAAATCCGAGAATGGCTATTCCTGAAAATGCCTCTGTAATGGAAGGCTATCAAAAAGCGGTAGAGATCCTAAAGAACAAAACTGGTAACATAAGCGATGCCAAATTAGAGGCGTTGAGCAGTGTACAAAGTCGTGCTATTGCTGCTTTGGCGATTGATTTTATTAATGGCGAGTGTCCTCAATATGTTTTGTTAGATGTGCCAATAAAATAAATCGTTATGAAGTTACCGAAAGTTATTCATGTAGAATTGAGAGAGCCGTACAATGGAAAAAGACACTTCTATTTCGGATCTATTGCTGCGATCTTTGACGAGCTTTCAGAGGAACAAATAGGTATCAAGAAAGAAAGTCTTTGGAATGTAGATCTAAGTCGGGTTGAGTATCAAAACAAGTATTGTACAATCCGTATGGGCGTGCTTATAAGGAAGAAAACATTTAGAGGTAATACTAAAATTGGAGGTTAATATGTTAGGTGCAATAATAGGCGATATTGTAGGCTCACGGTTTGAGTTTAACAATACAGATAACTATAACTTTGAGTTGTTTACGGAAGAAAGCACTTTTACAGATGATACGATTTGTACTATTGCTATTGCGGACGCTATCAACAATGGGGAACACTACGAAGATACGTTACTGAAATGGTGTAGAAAATATCCAAACCCTAAAGGAGCATACGGAAGCAGCTTTGCACGTTGGATAGCCTCAGATACACCACAACCATATAATAGCTTCGGTAACGGTTCTGCAATGAGGGTTAGCCCCGTAGCTTGGTTCTTTGACGACTTATATAGAGTGAAGAAAGAAGCGGAAGAAACCGCTATCGTAACCCATAACCACCCGGAAGGCATAAAAGGAGCTGTAGCGATTGCGCACGCTATTTACTATTTGCGTACTACCAAAAACCTATCCGGGCTTGAAAACGAAATGCAAACGTACTATCCTATGTTTATGATCGGAAACTATTACTCTGGAGTATTTGATGAAACTTGCCAGGGAACTGTACCTATTTGCCTGAAAATTATCATTTCCAGTAATTCTTTTGAGGATGCAATAAGGAAGGCTATTTCGTGGGGAGGTGATAGCGACACTATCGGTGCTATTGTAGGATCTATGGCAGCAGCTATCTATGAGATCCCTAAAGAAATAGTAGATCATGTATTCAATTTGTTGCCTATTGATATGCTTGATGTTATAGGTAACTTCTATCATAACTTAAACAATAAATAAGATGGCTGATAACTGGAACAAAGCCGGATTCTTTTCTGGCATAACGGAAGATTATTCAAATTACCATTGGTACAAAGGAGAAAAAGAGAATCCGTATAAAAGTGATACTTTTCACCCTTTGGCAGCTTCTTTTTGGGAGTATGAGAAGGAGTTTCATTATTCCTACTTGGATGCTTGCGACACAAAAAAGCCTTTAGATGAAGCGTACAAGGAATGGAAAGAGCAACTATTATCAGAGCATTTACCAGGTAAAAGCCCGAATCCAGAAGGAGATACAACCAACTGGGAAAAATCGTTTGAAACAGGTAAGAGGGAGGTGTAAAGCCTTCCTCTTTTTTGTGTCGTGCCTAAATTAATAACATAAACGGATTAATTTTCTCATAAATAGCACTATATTTGCAGTTAGAAATAAAATATGAACTAATATAGCATTGGCTATTGTTGCGAGGATCAAGAAAACGACCAAAATTTCAAACAGCCCTCAGAAACAATGTGCTAATGCCTGCGCTATGGCGTGGGCATTACTCTTGTATGGGCTGTTGGGTACTTGGTCGTCCCTCTTGATCGTGCAGAGTAAGCCCACGTTTTTTTGTGGGTTTATAGGAGCCAATCTGAGTAGATTATTAACCTATAAATTGCACGATATGAAAAATTTATTATTAAGTTTAGTTATTGTATTGTTGATAACTGGTTGTTCTGATAACGAAAATAATGTACCAGAATCAGGCAACAAGGGAAATGTAGAGAAAGCGATAGAGGCTATTCCTGATAAACAAACAGCAAAATCTATTATTGTATCTGGTGAGTTGACTAATGACGATTGGAATACTTTAAAAACGATTAATGAGGTATTGCCTTCTATTGAGAAAATAGTTTTGAGTGATACAAAAACAGTAAAAGGTGGTATCTTTGCCTATAATGATGGCATAGCATGGAATACAAATCAGTGGTTGAAATCATTTGAAGCCCCTAATGCAACGATTGTAGAAGATCGTGCTTTTATGTTTTGTGAAAATCTTATTAGTGTTAATTTACCACTCGTTGAAAAAATAGGTAAAGAATCGTTCCGGGTATGCGATAATCTTTCCAGTATATCACTTCCCAAATTGAAAACTTCTGATGATGAAGCCTTTGTTGCTTGTGATAAATTGGCAAAAATAGATATGCCAAAGCTAACAAACTTAGCAGATGAAATTTTTAGTAGTTGTGATTTGCTTGAAAAAGTTTCTTTTCCATGTGTTACCGAAATAGATTCTAAAGTTTTTTATTCTTGCGATAATTTAAAAGAAATAACATTGGGGACACCCATGCCGATAACGACTAATATTATTTCTTTTGATGGGCTTAATACAGAGGATATAACTTTATATATTTGTGGCGCGAATTGGGATGAAGTTACTAAGCGATTTCATTGGAGAGGAATTGAGTGGTTCGATGTTGTTGAATTGAAATAGCATTTTTATGAGAGTACCGATTAAAGAGGCTCAAAAGCTGGGGATCGCTTACCAGGCTATAACAGAACGTGTACTATCTGCTATTTTAAATGGAGATAAGTTTGTAGAGTTATCCAGATTTGAATACCAAGAAGCCCTTAACCAGAAGTACGAGTATGAAGAGAAAGCAAAAGCTCTGAATAAATGTGCCAAATTAAATAATCGTGGTATTGCTTATGAGAGAGCTGGTAAAGTTAAATCAGCTATTAGGGTATATGAGGAAAATATAGAGTTGGGTTATCCTGCCCACCATGCTTTTAAAAGGCTCATGGTACTATATCATAAGGCTAAAGATTACGAAAATGAAGGAAGGGTTATTCATAAAGCCTTAGAGGTATTCGGATCATACCGAGAGTATGAGGATAGGCTTAATAAACTTAAAAAATACTTATAAAGCGGTGTTTATATACACCAAAACCATTATAACACAGAACTTTATAAATAAAATGTTTGCCAATATCGAACTAAAGCACTATGTTTGTAGTGCATTACATTTGGAGTAGGTAGGGAAGCCTGCCAGATTTTTTGTCAGGCATTTATTATGCTTGATCCTCGCCTATATAATATAGCGGTTTTCATACCCCCGTGTGGAGCGTTAATGCGCCCACTGCCTACTCTGGTGTAATGCAACGGGAAAGGTGAAAACCGTTTCTTTTTCACCGATACAAACTTTTAACAAAATGCATAAACAGAGTAAAAGTTTGTCTGCGAATAACAGTACCAGCCAAACGAGTAACACTCACTTAACGAGTGAATCTAATCCTGCCAAGTTTCCTTCTTATGTAGCAAAAGAAGTAGCCCGGTTTATCAATGAGAAAAAGTTAGTTCCTTACTCCATGCTCGTAGAAAAGAACGAGATCATAGAACGATTAAACAGAGAGATAGGACGGCTTACAGCTCAATTAGAAATGCAAACAAGAACAAAGGAGGCTATTTATGGATAATCAGGTATTTCAATACAACGGTAGCCCTATTACATTCCAGATAGGAAAGGCTACAATGGTTAATGCTACGCAAATGGCTAAACCATTCGGTAAGCAGCCCGTATTTTGGCTCAATAATCAATACACAAAGGAGTTTTTGAAAGAACTTACCGAACTTAGAAATTTAAGTTCGGCTGATTTAGTGATAGTTACGAAAGGAGGTAACAATAAAAATGCACAAGGTACATGGTTTCACGAAGATGTAGCTTTGGAGTTTGCCCGTTGGCTCAGTCCTCAGTTTGCTATTTGGTGCAATGATCGGATAAAGGAGCTAATGAGGTATGGAATGACTGCAACCACACAAACCATTGATTCTATATTAGCCGATCCCGAAAATGCCATTAAGCTATTAACGGCTTTAAAAGATGAACGTAAAAAAGTGTCGGATCTGGAAAGCAAGCTAAACAGCCAGGCTTCAAAAGTTGAGTATGCCGACAACATTTTACTCAGTGAACGTACTTATACTACTACTGAAATAGCCAAATTATTAAATATGAGTGCTTGCAAATTGAATCGTTTGCTTTCAGAAAAAGGAGTGCTTTATAGACAACAAAACCAGTGGTTACTATCCCCAGCGTTTCATACCAAAGGTTACATCACGACAAAAACACTTTGTTACAACAAAAAGGACGGTAGAATAAGCAATATGTTCACAACTGTTTGGACGGATGCCGGAAAACGCTTTATTTGCAATCTGATAGGGGATAATAATATGTTTTCATCTGTTGAGAGCTGATGATAGCTGCTTTAGGGCAGTTCAGAGCCATTGCCAGCGTTGGTAATGGCTCTTTATGTTTTTAGGCATTGTTTAAAATCTTGCTATATATAATAATTATAACCATATTTGCACACATAATCAAAATTTTATCATTATGAATATTCAAGATTGTTATTGTAATACGTGCAAGCGTCATTTGCCGTACTATGATGCACAGCGCAATAAATGGAAATGCCCTACTTGTGGTAATCCTGCATTCCTAAAAGTATTAGGCAAAGATCAATACTTTTTTCAATGCAGATATATTCCTATAGAAGATATG